ATCCTAATAATGTTCGTTTAGCAAGTCGAGCAATTGACTTATTTAAACAAGACACAGGATTGGCTTCTAATGAGAAGAAACAGACTTCTAATAAGTCTAACAGAAGTTCAAGCTCAAGGGCTGCGGATATGGTATCTACCAAGACTACAACGATAGATGCTACAGCAGAACCTAAAATTTGGACTCAAGAGGAGATCGCAGCACTCCCTATGGATGAGTTTGATCGTCTCGAATCCGAGATAGATCGAGCTTTAGAAGAAGGTAGAGTTCGCGATTAAAAAGTAACTATTAACATTTAAAGGTGACTTAAAATGGATTATAATAAATCCAATGCTTTATTCGAGCAATCGACTGATACTAATGGTAACTTTGGTAACTCCGTAACTGGACAAACTAATGCATTCTTCATGCCTAAGGTTTATTCCAAGAAGGTACTTAACTTTTTTAGAAAAGCCTCTGTAGCTGAAGCTATCACAAACACAGATTATTCTGGTGATATTTCTGCATTTGGTGATACTGTCCGAATCGTCAAAGAACCTACGATTACTGTTTATCAGTATGAGAGGGGAGCTGACGTTACGCAGTCCAAACTTACTGACATTGAAGAAACCCTAACTGTTGATGTAGCAAACGCTTTCAAATTCAAAGTAGATGACATTGAGAAATCTATGTCTCACGTAAACTGGAAAGAGGTCGCATCCTCTTCTGCAGCTTACGCTCTAAAAGATGCTTTTGATGAAGGTGTAATAGCTGAAATGTTCGCAGGTGCTTCATCAAGCTCACCTGACCATATTATCGGTTCTGACAGTTCTACTGCTGATTCTACTATGACTCATGCAACGAACTCAGTCGATATGCTTGGTTCAGATGGAACTGGTGTAGATCCTTTAGATCTTATGGCTAGAATGGCAAGACTACTAGATGACCAAAATATTCCTGAAGAAGGAAGATGGTTTGTGGCTCCTCCTTCGTTTTACGAAGAGTTGTCAGGATCTAGTTCAAAGCTCATGTCAGTTGACTACAACGCAGGTCAAGGTTCTCTTAGAAATGGTTTAGTATCTAGTGGAAAGCTACGTGGATTTGATATGTACAAATCTAATAATATTGCTAGTACGTCTAACGCTACTGGTAAAGTTATTGCTGGGCATATTAGTTCTACGGCTACTGCACAAGCTATCACACAAACTGAAGTGATCCGTGATCCAGACAGTTTTGGTGACATCGTTAGAGGTCTTCACGTCTATGGCGCTGATGTACTTCGTAGCGAAGCTCTTGTAGCTGCTTTCTACTTAATCGACTAATCGTTTAAGTAAAGAAAACAAAAACGGTGTGTGGGAAGGAAATTTTATGTTCTCCTTCCCCATACTTAGAAAGAGGAAAGCATGGCAGAGATAGGAAACGAACAAAGACCTGTAATTTTCAAAAATAAGAAAAAAGGAAACAGGAAGCTAATAAGCGCAAGCAGTAGGATGTCTGCTCAAGAAAGAAAAACATACAATAAGAATTGGGATAACATCTTTGGAAAACCCCAAAAGAATTTTAATAGACAGAAAGGCTAATGGCAACTACATATTTACAAAGTACAAATGAACTGCTTAGAGAAGTAAATGAAATCGTATTAACCTCTAGTAACTTTGCAAGTGCAATAGGTATTCAACAACACGCAAAGGATTGTATTAATAGAGCCTATAACGATATTGTAACTTCAGAACCACGCTGGTCTTTCTTAGCTGCAAACGAAAGTGGATCAACAGATCCTTTTTACGGTAATACATATGTTGAAACCGTTGCAGGAACAAGGTGGTACGAATTAAAAGAATCTTCTAGTTCGTTGACAACAGACTATGGTGCAGTAGACTGGAACGATTTTTATTTAACAACAATAGGAGTAAGCGGAGCTTCTGCACCTTACACAAGTAAGAATTTAAAGTTTGCTACGCTTGAAGATTGGAAAGATTTTAGAAGGGAGGCTGAAAACGTAGACGATGCAGACTCTCAGACTTGGGGAGAACCTAATGTGGTTTTCAGAAGCCCAGACGGAAGGAAGTTTGGAGTAAGTCCAATTCCTAAAGAAGTCTACAGAGTTTGGTTTTTTGCTTATAGTTTACCAACAGCATTAAGCGCACACGGAGATGAGGTTGTGTTTCCTGATGTATATGTTCCTGTGTTGATTGCAAGAGCAAGGTACTACATGCATCAGTTTAAAGAAAATATGCAGGCTGCAGCTTTTGCACTGGATGATTATAAAAAAGGACTGAGACAAATGAAATCTAATATGTTAAGTCCTGCACCAAAATATATAACAGACGATAGAGTTAGAGTAGTTTAATAATGCCAGCAAGTCAGCCATATACAGTTCCTTGCATTGGAGGTTTATATAAATCATCAAACGCAATTGATTTATTAAGAACTCCTGGAGCGGCCACAGAACTAAGGAACTTTGAAGTTTCTACAGAAGGTGGGTATAGACGTATAAATGGTTTTACTAAACTTGGTACAACAAATGCAGTACAGCCATCAGGAAGCAGTGATACATTATTAGGTGTCACACCTTATGGAGATGGTGTTGTAGTTTGTGTAGGAACAAACATTTATTTTAGTCTTGATGGAATTACATGGCTACAGATAAACAGAAGTTCAGTATCTGGTAGTGGTGATAACTATTCAACCTTTACAGGTAGAAGTGCTTTAGCTAGAACATCGCAAGGACAAATTAGTTTTTCTATGTTTGATGGTGCAACGTATGATTATGGGTTGCTTATAATAGCAGACGGAGTAAATGAGCCTTATTATTTTAGAATGGAAGGTACAGGTAATTTAAGTACTAGAACCTACTATTCAGGAGAAATTACTGTAAACAGTACTAAAGGTGTTAAATATGTAACAGTACATGACAAACACTTAATAGCTGCAGGAGTAGAAGATAATTTAAATACTGTTTACTATAGCGGAACTTTAGATCCGACAGACTTTACAAGCACTGGTTCAGGCAGTATTGTTATAGAAGATCAGATAGTAGGTATAAAGAGTTTTCGTAATGAGTTATTTATATTTTGTGAAAACTCAATATTTAAATTACAGAATATAAACGATTCTAATAGTATAACTGTAATACCAGTTACGAAGAACGTAGGTTGTTTAAGCGGTTATAGTATTCAAGAGATCGGTGGTGACTTATTATTTTTAGCACCAGATGGTTTAAGAACTGTTGCAGGTACAGCAAGAATTGGTGACGTTGAGCTAGGCACAGTCAGTAAAGCAATACAGCCTTTACTAACAGACTTAGCGCAAAACGTAGATAGTTTTACAATCAGTAGTATTGTATTACGAGAAAAATCTCAATACAGATTATTTTACAGAGATTCTTCATTACAGCCGTCAGACCAAAAAGGAATTATAGGAACGCTTAGACCAGAAGGATATGAGTGGTCTGAGACAAGAGGACTAGAAGTTACAGCCATTGGATCAGGATTTGATAACAATGGAGTAGAACAAGTTTATCATGGCGCAAGAACAGGTTATGTATATAAGCATGACAACGGTGATGATTTTGACGGTTCTACAATTTTAGCAAGATATGCAACTCCTGATTTTGATTATGGAGATTTAGGAACTTTAAAAACTTTACAGTATTTAAAAGTTTCTGCATCAGCAGAAGGTGTCGTTCAACCCAATGTTCAAGTTAGGTTTGATTATGGTAATACCGATATACCACAACCAAATCTATTTGACTTAGGTACGATTGATCCACCTGCAGTGTTTGGAGATGCATTGTTTAATACTAACGTCTTTGGAGGAGCAAGGAATCCATTGGTTAGAATCGCATTACAAGGTAGCGGTCACAGTAATAATTTTACATTTATTAGTGAGGATTCATTACCACCTTATACAATAAATGGATTATACATAAATTACATGCCTTCAGGAAGGAGATAGAATAAATGGCACAAAGTTATACAAGACAGAGTACTTTCGCAGATGGCGATACAATCACTGCTGCATTATTTAATAATGAGTACAATCAGTTAGTCAACGCATTCACATACAGTTCTAGTAGTGCTTCAAGTACTGGACACAGACACGATGGCACAGCAGGACATGGTGGTAACATACACACAATCGGTGACTTAGACTTTTTAAATAAGATTGTTGCTGACAGCACTAATAATCGTTGGGGATTCTTTGTACAGGTTTCGAGTTCTGCAGTAGAACAAATAAGATTGTCTGACGGTGTATTGGCACCTGTTACAGACAGTGACGTAGACTTAGGTACTTCTTCTTTATATTTTAAAAATGCTTACATAGATTCAATTACAACAACAGGAGCTATTACAAGTTCAAGCACGGTTCAAGGAACAACCATAACAGCCACTACAGCATTTGTGCCAGATGCTTCTGACGGTGCTGCTCTTGGTACAAGTTCATTAGAGTTTAGCGATCTTTTCCTTGCTGATGGAGCAGTAATAAACTTCGGAGATGATCAAGACGTATCGCTTACACACGTAGCCGACACAGGTTTACTTCTTTCAAGTACTGATCAACTTCAGTTTGGTGATTCAGGTACTTACATTTATCAATCAGCAGATGGTGTCTTAGACTTAGTAGCAGACACAGAGATTGAAATCAACGCAACCACTATAGACATTAATGGTGCTGCTGATGTTTCAGGAAACCTAGCAGTTGGCGGAAACTTAACAGTTACAGGCAATGCTACAATAGCAGGAAACTTAACCTTTGGTGATGCAGCTACTGATACAGTGGCTTTTAGTGCTGATGTTGCTTCC